CCCAGATGCCATGTGGGATCTCTTCTTTGATGGCGTATGCCAAGCATTCCTTTCTTTCAATACAACCGCCGCATATTCTGCGAAGGTTTGGGAGGCGCTCTGCCTCTTCTGCTTTCCCTTCTGGGAAGAAATAATCGGGATCTCCAATTTCGACGCATGATGCGTTCTCGAAGAGCTGCACAAATGGGAGATGTTGCGTCGTTCTAATCATGGCGCTGTACCCACTGCTCTAAATTCTCAACGACCCAGGCCTTCTCAATCCCGGCGTTGCGTCGCTTAATTATGACGTATGCCGGTGGCGTTTGCTCTAGTCCTCTGGCCTTTGCATAGTTCGCCGCTTCTGTCGTTGCTTCATCCCAGAACGCCGGGAGCGAGATGTTCTTTCGATTCTTTAATTCCAGAATGTATGTCTTGCCTGCAACGATCGCGACGATGTCGCCTTCGTCTTTGCTGCCGGCTTTGGTAAGTCGTTCAGCGATCGCTCCAACCGAACGCAGCCACTTCATTACATCTGTTTCGAAGAGTGCGCCTTTGCGTCCGTTTGGATTTGCCATTTACTTTACGATCTCCAATTTGATCGGCTGTGGTTCTTTCATCGCTCTACATGTGATCAGAATCTGTTCTGCCAAAGTCAGGGCTTCGTCCTGGGTCATGTTTGCAATGAGTAAAGCTGTGGGATCTAGTTTGTCGCGATGTTTGGAATATGTTTCGAAGCCTTCTTCTGTCCTGATGTTTTCAACCCGGCCGTAAACGGCCAAGTCTGCGATGTAGTCCGGGTGTACTTCTTTGCCGGTTTCTTCTATCAAATCGAGGACGGCGTCTTGCTCTTCTAAATAAATCGCCAGGCGTCCTGCGTTGCCATGTACTGAAAATAAAGGCTCGCGGTATTTCATCGACGGATCGCCTTCTCTATTTTCTGTTGCTTGCTTTCGTATTGCATCGCTGCTCGAATATCTTCTTCGAGTGGGTCGTCCTGCCATCGCAATAATAATGCGGTGATGATCGCGGTCGCTGCGATCCCTGCTCCAATGATGAGCTGTGTTTCCATTCTTCTCCCCGATCTTGTGGCGCTGTGCCTTGTTGTCGCCAATTGTGGGGGTAATGGAGCCGATTCTGGGTCAGCCACGCCGTTGCTCCGCCGGGGCGCTGGCGCTCACGCTCAGTTTGTCCTGCCTGTGGATAAAACCCACAGGATTCAGGCGTGTTTCTGTATTGCTCTTTGTATGGACAAGCCCTAAGTTATGGGTGTGGCAAGAGGGGAAATTCCCCAAGGCCTACGGGGGGTAATAAAATGTCATTTCTAGTCCTTGAAGATGTGATCGTCGAAGCCGCGACTGAGCTTGCGATCTCTGGTGAGTGCGATGTTCCAGTTGATAACAGATGGAACGGCGCTGATCTTGTTTCTGCTGGTTATTACGAAAAGGTTCCTTATGCAAAAGGTTTCAGCATGAAGAATGGCGTGCGTCTTACTGTGGAAGATGAAAGCATTCATATTTACAAGATTGAGAATTGGGGAACTTCTGCTCATGCTCAATTCTCGGGTCAAATAATTTCTTCTTCTGTACTCGTTGCGATCGTGAAGGAGTGGATCTAATGTCTGAGCGTCTATGGGTTTCTGATAATGGCGATGTTCTTTGCGAGGAACATTCTGGAATGTATCTGCGTTGCGCGATTGAGGCAAAGCCGAAGGCGGTCAAGCATCGCACTCCGCTTGGCAATTGGGCGCTTTATTTCACTCATCTTCTTGGTGGCGCAGATCTAGTTTGCGAGACCTGCGTTCCCTGGAATTCTCCTGATCATCCTTCTAACAAGAATAAGGCAGGTGCGTAATGTCCACCACTGAAAATACCTGCCTCAAGTGTGGGGCAAGATTTGATTCAGTAGCAAAGATGCACGAATGTTTTGACTGTTTCCTTATCAGAATTGGAGAAAAATAAAATGGGTGCAATGAAAGCAATTTATACGGATGTCTGCGATGCGATGTATACGGCTTCGCATAATCTTCTGGAAGCCGTTGAGTCTGGCGATGCCGATCTCATGGAGGCGGTGCTGGTGAATACTCTGGCTGGTCTTCCTTCTTATCTTGAGGCGCTAAGGAGCACGAAATGAAAATGGATCCGAAGTTTGTGCGTCGTCGTCGCGCAGTGGCGATCGTGATCGGCTTGCTCCTAGCCAGCCTGTTCACGTATGCCACTCGCGATCTCTGCTGGACTGGTTCTGGCTATGGCTCCTGCTCTGTAATGATTGACGAGGTGATCTCGGATGGCCGTTAAGAAGGCGCGTTCCGTCCGAGTGTCCGATTCCCTGTGGCAAGCGGTCAAAGATAAGGCGCAAGCCGATCAGAAATCGGTCAGCGAAGTCATCGTGGATGCTCTGAAAGCCTACGTGCGATGAGCTGGTGGCATCTAATCTCTGCGCCTTTGGCTGGCATCCTTGCTCTGGCTTATGGTCGTCGGATCTGGTTCTGGTTTGCTTTCGGTCTATTCTTTGGATTCTGGTCTTTATTGATCGTGCTCCTGCCTAGAAAGGAGTTGCGCGTTCCTATTCTTCCCGATTGGTTCCTTGTCTATTGGGGCAATCGGGTCATTGCGAAGGAGATGCGATCTATCCGGGATCCATCCGATCTCCTTTAGCGAGAAATGCCCCCCACCGCCTGTTTATTGGCTGTGGGGGGTATTTTCATGCCTTGAGCGCTCTAGCGATTCCTTCTTCTAGGCTGATCTTTGGTTCATAAATTTGCAGCATCTTCGTGGGGTCGCCTACTCGGTATTCGACTCCGCTTGGTTTGCCTGGGTGCTTCTTAATTGGGGCCAGGTATCCCTGCGCCAACATGATCATCTCTGCGAGCTGGATGAATGAAGTCGGTCGCCCGGTGCAAAGGTTCAAGGTTTGGATGTCGTTTGTGATCGCTTCGAAGGTGGCTGCGACGACGTCATCGATGTGGATAAAGTCGCGCACTTGCTCGCCGGTTCCCCATACTTCGAATGGGTCTAGTTTGGCCTTGCCGCGTGCTATCAAAGATGGGAATGGGTAATCGAGCGCCTGGTCGCTGCCGTAGCCGCTAAATGGGCGCAGGATGTTGACCTTGATTCCTTCTGCTCTGGCGTATCTGGCCAAAGTTTCGCCGGTCAATTTCGCCCATCCGTAGCTCAAGTCTGGGGTTCGAATGTGGTCGAGATTGATGTCGCCTTCTCGAAGTCGTTGCTGGTAGGCGGCTCTTTGCAAATAGATCGGGTAGGCCGCCGAGCTGCTGTAATAGACGAGGTGCTTCGGCTTGGTTCTTACCGCCCACTGAAACATGTCGCTGTCGATCGCGAGGTCGCTGGCAACGGCCAAAGGGTTCCCTTCGATCGTGGCCCTGCCCCCGACGATCGCGGCGAGGTGAATAACGACGTCGTATCTGGTGTCGTCCTTCTTGAAGAAATCTCTGCAATCGATGCCGTTTGCGATGTCGATGCCGGTGATCTCATGGCCTTTGTCGTCTAGTGCTCTGTGGAAGGCGCGGCCAACGAAGCCGGCATCTCCTGTTATAAGAATTTTCATATGAGCCATTCTGCCAGGTATTTGTCGCTTCCTGATTCGGTCTTTGCCATCGTCTGGTCAATACTGAAAACGAAGCGGTCGTCTGCTTCCAAAGCCGCCCCTATGTGGTGCAAGGTTGCCTTCTTGTCGATCGGGAATGGCCGGCGTCTGCTCTTTCCTTCTGTGGGGGTTTCGTAGCTCTCATCGTGGATCAGGGTTGCTCCCTTGATCAACGGCCAAATATGGGCCGCTAGCCAGTCCTGGTCTTGCGTGTAGTAATTCTGGGCTTCTGGTGGTATGAAATATGGAATGGCCCGGGTTCGAGCTGCAAACATGCCGGCGCTGATCTGGTAATTGTGGCCTGTGGGGTGGTCTTTCATAATGTGGAAATCAAGGCCGCTTGCTAGAAACTCTTCGTGCGCGATCCGTTCCCGGTGCGTCAGCCTAGCGTCTGCGTCGCGGCTGAGAACGACGTCGAAGTCCTGGTCTGCCAAAGCCTGAAATCGCCAGAGTTTGGCTGTGTGGTCTTCTGGCCCATATTCGTCTACGAGCTGCACGTGGGGGAAGAGCTGAAGGGTTTGCTTGATGGATTCTGGAACGCTGGCCCCGGTGTAGAAGCGCAGGGTAAATCCTTTGAAGTGCCTGGTCGCCAGAATTGCGTTCTTGATCGCGCCGATCGTGTATCGCTCCTGGTTGCCATATAAAGAGTAAGCGATGAGCTGCTTCATGGCTTTAATTTACGCCTGAGCAATTCGTAGGCTTCGCTTTGAATGTAGTTCTGGTAGGCGAGCGCGTCGAATGAATATATTTCGGTCGCGTTGACTTCCTTGTATCCCTCATCCCATTCCGCTTTCCCTGCAATTGGGTGCATATGCTCAACGATCACGTGATCGAGATAAGTCAGCGCTCCTAAATCCTGGCCTAGTTTCTTCCAGAAGTTATCAAGGTATAAATGCTTCATCTTTGGCGGAACCATTCCATCGAGCGCTTTGACGATGTCACTGGTCATCGCGATCATGGTTGGAAGTCGTTCCCCTTGCAGCAAGTCGTTGCCGTAGGCCATCGACGGCCGCCGTTGCATTGCCTGGATAAGAAGGTCATCCCACCCGGCTGTGCGTGGGCGGTGGTCATCGCCGAGGAAGGCGAAGTATTTATATTCGCCCTTCTTTACGATCGCGCTCGCTGCCTTGTTTATTGGGTAGGCCATGCCCCGGGTTTCGTTCTCGATCGTCATGCACTTGTCTTTGCCTACTTCGTATTCGTAGGCATTGTGCTCTGGATCGTTTGCGTCAATGACGAAGATGATGTCCGAATGTGTGGAAAGTTTGTCATGCTCTGCTAATAATTCGACTGCGTTGCGTGGGCGTCCTCTGGTTGGTACGAGGATAATCATTTCATTCATTTGTCGTCGCAATCTCGCCGGCGATGCTGGCGTAGGCTGCTAAATCCACGAATGAGTCTTCTGTTTCTGTTTCCATCAAGCGTGCGACTTTAACTAGCGCCATGCATATTGCCACTTGCTGTGGGGTTATCTGCTGCGCCAGATATGTCGTCCATAAGTCTGCAATGCGGCAGTGGTTGGTTCTTGGATCGCCGTATATCTTCTGGCGGTCTTTGGCTGTGAGTCGAGCTGCTTCTTGAAGAATTTCCCCCCGATTCATCGACTACTTTGCTCCGCGTCCGAATTCGATCGCCTTTGGATCGATGGCCTTTAAGAGTGGGCCGGCGACTGCTGCGATTCCTGCTGCAAGGTATTCCTTGAGTGGGCGGTTCGGATCTGCCATGTAAAGAGCTGCGACTGCTGCTGCTCCTGCTCGCAGGTATGTCATCGCCATTGCTTCGAGCTTCTTCTTATCCATTTGTTATCTCCTTAAATTTAGGGCGGCCAAATCCTACGATAAAGACTGGCAGCGATGGTTGAACCTTGCCGCGATTCTTCTTCTTAAATGC